TATTAATGATTGATACGCAATTATCTACTTCAGCATCTTTTAATCTAGCCTGCCAATAAACATCTTTTGGTAAATTGCTATTATCATAAACATCTATTAATACAGTTGCGCCCTGTTTATATCCACGCAATGGTTTGTTTATTAATAGTTCTATTCGCTTCATAATTTAAGCCTAACACACAAATTTTTAAAAAACTATACTATGCAACATCATCATCCAGATTAATAATTTGCTGTATTTTAACTAAGCCATCATCAGATAATGAACTTTCAAAATCCATATATATATCCCTAAATGCCACACTAATATCATCATCTACCGTGTCTTGATAAGTTAAATTGTAAGTAGTTTCATAAATAAAATCATGGATATACGTTGAATTTTCATCTAATCCAAAATTAGAACCAGAGAAAACTGCACCTGATATAATATCCTCAAATGCTGGCTGGCTAAATTTTATCCGCAATAAGCTACGGTTTAATGGCGCTAAAATATCATCAGCATCATCCCTGGCAAATGCCGCAGAGGTTTTATGAGTAACTGGTATAAATACATAAACATGAAATGCTTGTATTATTAATTGTCTATAGCTAGTCATTGCTGTATTTGTATACGTTGCATCAGTTCCTTCGCTTCTGTCCTTGCTTGGCATGATATTTTCAACGACAACATAAGCCCAGAGCTTTCCGGTTGGTTGCTTTGTATAAGATTGCCTTGCTCGCTCTAAATCTAGAGCTCCAGTTATTCTTGGTTTTATTTTAAGCTTTGGAGTTCCATAAGTAGGCGAGCCCAATTCCTTTTCCAATAAAAATGTAAAATTATTGTCATCTATTTTTGTTACTTTGTGCCATCCGTTATATGTAAATCGCTTTAAATCTTCAAGTAGCAAGATAGTTCCTGTTGCCGTTGCCGGCGCGCCGCTAGCAATTTCAAAAGTGAATGTTTTCCTGTTTGGCACACTTAATAGATTATGAATGCCATTATATTGGCTTTCATTTGCTCCAATTATCTGCACAGTAGTATGATAACCTAGAGTTAAATCGTGCGTACTTGAAACCTCACCGTAAGCAATGCCATCTACTTGCGTTAAGCTAATAACTGAATTTGGTATTAAACATCCTGATATATGCGCATAATCATTAGTCTGCAAAGTATGCAGAACTGTTGTTTTAACATTTGCAGTTAATACGCTGCTTGTTATTTCATCCACAGAAATATTATCTGTAAATAAATCAGTGTAAAACGGCAATCTAAGCCTTAATTCTTTTACAACATCCGCTGCTTTCATTTTGTTATACTCTTTTCAATTTGCTTTTCAAAAATCACCTCTGCATTGCGATAATTATTTTCTATCGCAGGTTTTAAAAATGGTCTTGCCGCCATCTTCATTGTGCCATCTTCCAAATATTTTGGATAATCAATAATATGCTGCACAGAACCGCCAGTACTTATAACATCAGTACTTGCCCGCATAGTAACAGAACTTTTAGCACCAAAAATCATAGTATTACTTCCTGATACCTCAAAATCTACAGAAGCCCTAAGTCTGCCGGTTATAACAGCAGGTGCTTCACCTGGCGCGCTTGCTTGATGCCACTGCATTATTCCATTTTTCTTTAAAAAATATAATCTGCCACTTTTAGGCTTTTTGTTAATTAGCGCAACACTTTCTTTTTTAAGTAGTTTTCCAAGCTCATAAAACCCCTTCCTAACACCATCTCGCGTTAAATTAGCCATGTTTTTTGTCTTTATTAATACTTCCTTATTTTTAAAATCAGCTTTTATATCAAACATATTAGTTTAAGTTTATTGGCTTGTTTGTTGCGCCGCGTCTTACACATTCTAATTTATGAAATCTATCTCCCTCGTCAAGATTGGTAACGGTCAAAATATCAAAATATTCATTAATCTTTCCGTTTAGATTTATTAATTCAAGCCACTTTTCAAAAGTCACGTCTGCAATATACCTTATATAAATATTTGTTGAATTTACCCTAATAATATTGCTGCCATCAAAAACTTTATCGCCTGCTTGCGGCTCAACCATCGCCCAAACTGTTTGCGGCGCGCTAAGTTGCTCCGTATATTCTGTGCTATCTCCAGACGGAGGAGCTATTGACCTGGTATAAATTATTACTTGTCTATTTAATGAGCCAATACATATCCTTGTGCTTTTTCTTGTGATTTTATTACAATCAGCCATATCATTAAATATCCCATATTCTAATCATGTAATAAAAATCTTTTGTTGTTTGAGGTAATGCGCTTTCCGCGCTTGATAATAAATTACAATCTCCCCTATCCTCGTACATTGCGGCAATATGGCTTAAAAGTGCCTCTTTAACGTCGGCAGGAATAAAAGTATTATCTACCCCATATCCTGCCGTAAACTCTATAGCGATTGATTGTAATTTGCTATCAATATCAGTAGGATATTGGCTTTCTTCTTTTAAAATAATTTTACTAAAATCCGTTTCATCAGTTACATAATACAGACTTGAGTCAACATTAATAAATGAGGCATTAACTGAATATTGAAAAGCCTCTAATGTTTGAAGTCTTGACCTTTTTAATTCTATGCAACCATTAAAAAAGTCACGATATGTCATAAATTTTGTATTAATGAATGTTCGTTTGGTATATTTTTCGCCGATTAATGTTGCTGCTTTTATTAATGATGTTAAATATGTATCTTGTGCCGTTGAGGCTATATCTAATCTTAAATGCGTTTTAACTTCAAGCAAAGTAATAGCCAGCTCTGTTGGAGCGACCAAAACTTTATATGTATAAGCCTTTGCATCATAATACATCGTTATTTTTTCTTTTTATTGTATTTTCTTTTTACAACAGCAGTATCGCTTTGCAAATCTATCATTTTATTTTCGTTTTTCTGTTCGCAAAATTCAGCATATCCATGCTCAACCATCTCATAAGCCATGTCATCAATTAAATCATATGACTGATTTTCCACAAATTCTGGCATATTAAGCTTCCATTTATAAGTTTTTATAGCTTTAATTTGCTTCATAATTAACAACCTATTTTAAAGGCGGCAAAATAAATCTACCGCCTTTAATTATCTAACAATTACGCATCAACTGCAGTAGGCGCAGTTCTTGGCGCGCTCTTAATAGCAACAGAAGCAACAAATCCGCTGGCTGTTCCAGTAGTAACCTCGCTTAATCTGACATAGCGTTTTTTACCGACATATCCAATCCTGCGGGTACTATCAGAAGCACCAGAACCGCTGATTACTGCAGCAGCTTCTGTACCAATCAAAAAGTCATCAGTAACAGCCGCCGCATCTGACAATCCAGAGTCGTCACCGTCCTCTATAACCGGAGTAAATACTCCAGTTGTTATAGTTCCTGCCAATAAAACAAAGTCCAAACTTTCAAATCCTGCAGTATCTATGATATTACCTACGGTAGTAGTATCAGACACTATTTCCTGCAAATTTAAAGCTGGTTCTGTTTTAATAAGCGTTGATAAATCTATACTAGACATTTTTATTTCTCCTAATTATACAAATTATAACGTTATAGCAACTTTCATTTTAACAAATGCCTCTGGTAAAATAACTCCGCCAGTATTAAATCTGTGGAATATAAATCTTACCTTGCCTTCTGCCGCCAGCGTATTATCATCACGCAAAACAATCATCATAGTATGGTCGCCGATTAAATAACCGCGCATAAAGTCACCAAAAATTATTGGGTATTTATCCGCCGCTATATCATCTAAATCAGGAAGTTCCGCATACGTATAACCGTTTAGCTGATTAGGTATTCCAGCAGCAATATTGCCAACCACCCACAAGAAATTTCCAGTAGTAGCAACTTCGCTTCGTAATATTGCCAAGGTGCGCCGATTAAAACCATACATCGGATTATAACCAGTTTTTACTTCACCGGTCATTTGAATAACGGCAGATAACGGGACATCCGCGGCAACTCCACTTGGAAATGAAGCAACCTTAGTATTAACCATTATTCCTTCTGGCTCACCAACTCCAGTACCTTTCAAGAATTTAAGCCCTTCTTTCTTGGCATAAGCTTCTGAAATATCGGCATTAATTTCTTGTGAAATATTAAATGCAGCTTGTGACAATTCCTCAACAGTAACAATAGTTACGGCACTGCATCTATATAATTTAAGACTTTCTTGTCCGTATTTTGAGTTATTAGGAGCAGTAGTAGCACCCTCACCCTCATATTTCACATCCACCAAATTTGTACGCACAGGCATTAACATTCTTGGACTTGCCGTAGTTCTAACTCTAGCCATGGCGCGAATTGGGGACATTTCAGTAATAGGCTTTATAATTTCCTTCACATATTCTGGGGGAGCTAAAAACCCACCATCAACATTGCTATCAGTGCGCAAATATTTTCTTTCATCATCAGTAATTGAGTTCTTACCCTTATGCATAAAAGTTTCAAAAGCCTTCATCTCTGCTGACTTTTGCTCTTTAGACATAGTGTTATTAGTCATGTATAACTGACGCTCTAAATCCTTATATTTGCTTTCAATTTCAAGCTCTTTCTTCTTTGCTTCTGCTATAGAAAGCACTAATTTTTGGTTAGCGTCTTCTTGAGCGTCAAATCTTGAGTTTATTTTCTCTATCTTTTCTTTGGATTCCGCGCTATCAGCATTTTTACTTTCTATTGTTTCCCGTAGCTCTTTCACCAAAGAATTCATTTCATCTTTGTTAAAATCTGACATTTTAATTACCTCATAAATTCTTTAATATGTTTTTAATTTCCAACAATGATGATTTTATTTCATCACTGCTACCCTTATCAGCTACAGACTTACTCTGCTTAGGCACAAAACAACTTGCTAAAAATTCACAAGCCGCATTGCTAAATGAGCCTGACTTCCTCAGGGTTTCATTAAATTCTGCTTTAGTTTTGACATTCTCAACATCTGAAATATCAAACTTTTTTGTATTTTGTTCTTGTTCTTCGCTTTTAACTGATGTTATCTTAGCTTTTTTATTCATTCCTTTGCCAACAACTGAAACTTCGTTTAATTGTAAGCTTTTTATAATTCGTAATTTTCCTTGAAAATCTACATCAGTAACGATGTATCCAATAGATAAATCAGTTAACGCTCCTTGCTTCATAAGCTCATAAACTTCTTTTCCTTTTTGCGTGTTTAAATTAAGCTCACCTTTTACGTTCCAACTTTTTCCACTTTGGGATATATTTTTGAAAGATATAATACCAAGCGGCAAATCCATTGTCTGATGATTATAATAAAGCTGTATATTCTGCTCATTATCTTTATAATCTGCTAACGTATCATCAAATGCTTCTTTTGCAATGATATCGTTCCCGTAATCCTTTGCTTGCGATGCCATTGCTCCAACAAACACGCCCTTTTCATCATCATTTACTTTAAGTTTTACTTCGCTTAAGTATAGCGCAAACGTTTTATATTCAACATCTCCTAATAATTCTGATTTAATAGCATTATCTTCATAATCAGACAAATCCTTCTCTTCAATTACTCCGCCAAATTCAAAATCATCGTAATTAAATGATTTCTCAGGTTTTACACCAGGCTCAAAAGATATAGGTTTTTTATCATGGTCTTTTAGCCACGTTTTAGCCTGTGACTCTGTAAATTTATCCATGCTAAAACGATAAGCCTGTTCAGTTAGCGTTGTTTTACCTTTTAACTTTCCAGAAATTAAATTAATGCCTGTTTTATCTCCGCCAATCTCCATAAGCGTAACAAAACCATCCTTAATAAAATCATCAGGGTCTCTCATTCTTGCAGCGTGCCAACCAGTGTAAGGCATAGAATATTCTCCAAAAATTGTTAATTATCTTTTTTTAACATATTAAAAATTTAAAAACTATACTATCTACACGTATTGACTTGATATTTATTGACTTTATACCATGGTATAGTATAATGATAACGTCAAATCAATTAATGATGGATGTGGAGAAGCAAATGACTAAACAAACACAAATACCAATTAATCTAAAAAAAATAATACTAACAACATCAATAATAGGTTGTATAACCTTCAGTTCATTTTGTTATGCTTATGGAGATTGGGATAGCTTAACAAAAACGCAATATAATAAATGGTGGAATAAACCTAATCGTCTTGTTTTGCCAAAAAATGCAATCTTATGTCAAAATCCAAAAACTTTAGCAAAATTGTATAATAAAATAGCACAAAATGGCGGGGTATTTAATAAAGCTACTGTATATAATACAGAAGGCTGTGAATTATCATATAATAATTTTCCTGCACGAATTATAAAAAAATTCTATAATGGTAAAATTGTACAAATAGAATATGTTGCTTACATGAGCTTAAAATACAATTATTATGCATTATCTAAACAGTTGTTAACTATGGAACAAATAAAAAAAATATATTTTGTAAATATTGAAGATTTAAAATAATTTTGGATGGTTTAATAATGAATCATAAAGAAGATATAACAAATATTAATAGGCATAAAAATGAAACCATACGAAGACAAAAACTGTAAATGTCATTTGATTGAATATCAAATAAAAATTAAATATCCTAATGCAAACTGGAATTGCGATGAAGCATGCGGAGAA